TGGGGCAAGTGTCTGTCGGGGCTATGTAATTCCTGCCCCAACTTGCTTTTATTTTTTGATGAAGTTGGGGCAGTTGGGGCAGACGGTCTAACGACGATTTGGACCAAACTCATTGGCCGCATTGATGATTTTGCGATTTCCAGTGTTATATTCGGATCCGCCGCCACGCCGCTCGTACAGGGTCTGAACCATGCTGCGCTTGTCACCGTCGGACTTCTCGCCGGCTCAGCTGGCGGATTGGGTCAGCGTCAGCAATTCCGGGGGGCGATCCCAGGCCGGACCGGATGAGCAGGAGACCGCCGAGGCTGAGGCGGGCACGTGGTTCGTGGCCTACACCAACCCGCGTCGCGAGGATTCGGTGGAGCGGACGGTCCGACGCCGGAGCTTCCGTACCTTCGTCCCGGTGATGACGGTCACTCAGCGATGCCAGGACGTCGAGCGGCCACTGTTCCCGCGCTACGTGTTCGTGGGCCTGCGGCCCGGTCTGACGCTGTACGGCCTGCGCGAGACGCCGGGCCTTGAGGCCCTCGTGCGGATGGATGGAAAGCCGGTCACGGTTCCGGACGACGTGGTGAGCGGGCTTCGGGACTATCAGCGTGATGGCGTCTTCGACTTCACCGACGCACGCATGGCTGCTGCTGCTGCTGCGGCTCGTGCTGAGGCAGCCAAGGCGTTCGAGCCGGGGCGGCCGGTCAGGGTCGTTGATGGTCCCTATCGATCGTTCAGCGGCGTGGTCGAGTGCCTGCTGCCGGAAGAACGCATCTCGGTGAAGCTCAAGCTGTTCGGTCGAACGTTCTCGATTCCGCTGCCGCTTGCCCATGTGGAAAAGGCGTGGTAGCCGTTCGGAATTAGCACGAGGCGGCAGTTGCAGGCTTGCAACCACCCCTTGTGCGTTAGCTTTTCAGGAAGCCCCGGCGCCCCGCGTTCGGGGCTTTGTCATGCCGTGGGTATGCCCACGCGCCCTAGTACATTCAGGCCCGCCACCGGGCCGGGCTCGGATACGGACCGCCGGGAGCGTGCCAGGGCCGCTGACCGCAAGCGGATGGCGGAAAGCGCCACCCGTGCGTTGTACGGCACCGGCCGGTGGCAGGCACAGCGGCTCGCTCAGTTGAAGGCCGAGCCTCTGTGCCGGATGTGCCTCGCAGAGGGTAGCGTGACTGCGGCCACAGTCTGCGACCACATCGAGCCGCACCGCGGCGATGTCGGGCGCTTCTGGGCAGGCCCCTTCCAGTCCCTGTGCCGATACCATCACGATGTGACCAAGCAACGTGAAGAACGCGGCTCGGCGGGTGGGGGTAGGGGGGTCTGAAAGTCAGAGCGTTTCGGCTGTCGACCGGTTGCCAAACTCCCCCTTTTTCTCCGCGATATTACGCGGGATTTTTTTTAGAGGAGCCAAGGCGTCGCTTGGCTGGATGCCGATGACGCGTGGACGCAAACCCGATGGTCCGGCACTGCAGGCGTTGAAGGGCTCGCCTGGAAAGCGAGCGCGCACGCGCAACATGGAAAGCCGCGCGACGCGCCTCGCAGCGAACGATCCGCTGACGCCGCCGGACTTCCTCAAGGTGAAGCGCGGGGAGCCGGGCCAAGACCTTGCGCTTCGGATCTGGCGGGAGCTCGCGCCGCACCTGCAGAGGCGCAACCTGCTGGATCGGATGGACCGCTACGCCTTCGCGCGCTGGTGCGTCTACCAAGCCGAGTGGATCGAGGCGACGCAGACCATCCGCACCGAGGGCATAAGCCGGATGGTCAAGACGGTCAGCGGCGACGAGATGCTCCGTCGCAATCCGGCGGCGCTGCATCGCGACAAGGTCGAGCTCGCGATGGTGAAGCTGGAAGCCTCATACGGTCTCACGCCCGCCGACCGTTACAAGGTCATGCGCGATCAGGCCGCCGCTCCGCTTGGTGGCCTCTTCGGCAAGGGGGATGAAAATCCGGATCAGCCTGCGGCGGCCAACGCGCCGTCTGTGGCCGATCCGGTCGGGTTCCTCTCGGCGAGAGCCGCGCCGCCTCCCGGTTCGCGTCCGAACTGAACGTGCAGGCAGAGACGGTCGAATCGCCCGCCGCATCCGAGCTTCCCGAGTGGGTGGCCGCCTGCGAGGCGGATCCAACCCTTGCCTTCGTCGGACGGCATTGGCGCCGGGCGGCTGAGGTGCCGGGCGCGTGGTACGATTCCGCTTTGTCCGATGCGATCGTGGCGGCGTGGCCGACGTGGTTCCGCCACACGGAAGGGCGCTGGGCCGGGAAGCCGTTTCACCTGCGCATCTGGCAGGAGGCCATCGTTCGCCTGCTCGTGGGGTGGAAGACGGCCGACGGGTTTCGGCTGTTCCGCCGCTTGTTCCTCTGGATCGGGCGTAAGAACGGCAAGACCGAGTTTCTCGCCGCCCTCAGCGTGTTGTTCTGGGTCTGTGACCGCGAGATGGGCGGTCAGGCGTATGCCATGGCGCGCAACGAGGCGCAGGCCAAGCTGGTCTTCGAAAAGGCGAAGACGATGATCCGGCTCTCGCCGGCCTTCGCTGAGAGCGTCCAGCCGTTCAAGCGTTCCCTGTTCCTGGCCGAGCTCTGGGCGCGCTTCGAAGTGCTGTCGGGCAACGCCGAGGGCAAGCACGGTCTGTCAGCCAGCGTGATCGTTGGCGACGAGATGCACGAGTGGCGCGATGGTACGCTCTACACCACGCTGCACCAGTCGATCGCTGCTCGTGATCAGCCCATAGAGCTGTACGGCTCGACGGCGGGCTTCAAGGGGGCCGGATACGGCTGGACCCTCTGGCAGGAATGCTTGTCGATTGCCAACGGCAGCCTCGACGACGCAACCGCTCTGGTGGTGATGTTCGCCGCAGAGCCTGACGATGATTGGACCGACGAGGCGGTTTGGCATCGGGCGAACCCGAACCTCGGTGTATCGCCGAAACTGGAATATCTCCGCGCGGAATGTGCCAAGGCTCGTGACAACCCGCGACTGGAAAACGACTTCAAGCGGTATCACCTCAATCAGTGGACGGAGCAGGTTGTCCGTTGGCTGTCATTGTCGCGGTGGGATGCTTGCGCCAGGGATGCGAATGCTTGGAAAGTGTTCGCCGAAACCCTGCGGGGCAGGCGATGCTTCGGCGGTCTCGACCTATCCTCGGTGTCCGACATCACCGCTCTTGTTTGGGTCTTTCCACCAGTCGAGGCGGATGAGCGGTGGAAGATCGTCGTCAGGCTCTGGTGCCCGGCGGAATCCATCGCTCTGCGCGCGCGCCGCGATCGTGTGCCGTACGATATCTGGGCTCGTGACGGTGCGATCCTAGAAACCAACGGCGATGTCGTCGATTACGACGCCATCGAGCGTCAGGTTAAAGCCGACGCCGAGATCTTCGACGTTCAAGGTCTTGCGATTGACCGGTGGAACGCCACCGGCACTGCAATCCGCCTTGCGGAAGACGGATGCAACGTCGTGATGTTCGGTCAGGGCTTTGCCTCAATGTCGGCTCCGTCGAAAGAATGGGAGCGGTTAGTCGTGGCCGGCCAGCTCGACCACGGCGGGCACCCGGTTCTTCGGTGGATGATAGGCCATGTCGCCATCAAGACCGACGACGCGGGCAACGTGAAGCCGACCAAAGAGCGGTCGGCTGAGAAAATCGACGGCATCGTTGCAGGCATCATGGGGCTCGGCCTCGCCATCGCACAGGAACCGGGCATGGACATCGACGCCTTCCTCGAAGCTCCGGTTTGGGCCTGACCACGTGAAGGTCGGCAGCGCTCTCCGGCGCATGGTCGGACTGGAGACCAAGGGTGCTCCCCTCACAGTCGCCGACGCGAAGGCGGCGCGGATCTGGGGTCGGCTCTTCGGCTATGGCGACACCGCGGCCGGGAAGGCTGTCACGCCCGACACGGCCCTGCAGGTCTCTGCCTTCTGGGCCTGCGTAAAGCTGCTGTCCGAAACGATCGCGACCCTGCCGCTGACGGTGTATCGGCGCGAGGCCGACGGAGGCCGGGTCCCGGCCCCGGAGCACCCGCTCTCGATGCTGCTGCGGGTCTCACCCGACGGTGAGCACTCGGCGGTGGAGTTCTGGGAAGGGGCAGTACTGTCGCTGTGTCTGCACGGAGACGCGTTCGCTGAGAAGATCCGGCTCAACGGACGGCTGATCGCCCTGCAGGCGATGCGCGCCGACCTGATGACGGTCCGTCGGGACCGGGACGGCAACCTCCGGTATGACTACTCGGATCCGCTGGGCTTCCGGTCGCTCGACGAGAGCGAGGTGTTCCACCTCCGCGCGTTCGGCAGCGCGGGCCTTCGAGGCTTGTCGCCGCTGATGTTCGCCCGGCAGACCATCTCGGCATCGATTGCCGCTGACGAGGCTTCGAACAAGCTCTTCGCCAATGGCGTTCGGCCCAGCGGCGTGCTGCAGGTTGATCAGGTTCTCAAGAAGGAACAGCGCCAGGATCTGCGCGAAAACGTCGTCGGGCCGCTCGCGGGTTCGAGCAACGCGGGCGGCGTGTTCGTGCTGGAAGGCGGGATGAAGTTCTCGGCGATCAGCCTCTCGCCGGCCGACAGCCAGCTGCTGGAAACGCGGCGTTGGCACGTCGAGGAAATCTGCCGTTGGTTCGGCATCCCGCCGATCCTGATTGGCCATGCCTCGCAGGGGCAGACCATGTGGGGCTCGGGCGTCGAGCAGATCGTCCTGTCATGGCTGACGCTCGGTCTCCGCGCCCAGATCCGGCGCATCGAAGCGGCTATCAGCCTTCGCCTCATCGATCCGGCGGAGCGCGCCACGATCTACGCGGAGTTCGCGGTCGAGGGCCTGCTGCGCGCCGACAGCGAGGCTCGAGCCAAGCTGTATGCCGCTTTCGCTCAGAACGGCATCATGGATCGTGACGAGATCCGCGAGAAGGAGAACCTCAACCGCCGCGGCGGTGGGGCGGCCAAACTGACCGTCCAGTCCAACCTCTTGCCGATCGACGATCTCGGCAAGGTCGCGGCGCTGCCGCGCGAACGTCCGGTGGAGACCGGTTCGGCCATCGTCGCTCCAGCAACCGAGTAGGCTGCCCATGCATCCCGATATCATCGTTGCCCCCCTCGAACTGAAGTTCGCGGGCTCTCCCGACGCGGGCGAGTTCGAGGGCTACGGGGCGTTCTTCGGCAACACCGACCTTCACGGTGACCGCATCCTTCCGGGGGCCTTCGCCGCGACGCTCGCCGAGCGCAAGGCGGCGGGTGGCAGCGTGCCGATGCACGTCAACCACGGCCGGCCGGAGCTCGGCGGCCAGCGCGCCGTCGGCGTCTGGACCGACGTCGCCGAGGATGGCCGCGGCCTCAGGGCCAAGGGCAAGATCTCCGGCATGAACACGGATGCCGGCCGCAACCTATTCGAGCGGGTGAAGGATGGCGCGTTCCCGGGCCTGTCGATCGGCTACCGGGTCCCGTCCGGTGGCGCGACTTACGGCACGAAGGCGGGCGAGCCGCGCCGCAGCCTGAAATCGGTCAGCCTGAGCGAGATCAGCCTCGTCGACACGCCGTCGAACGGCTTGGCGCTGATCGACGCGTTCAAGAGCGCGCTCGTGCAGCCCGATACGACTGCGGCCGCTGCGTCGATCGCCGCGGCGATGCGGCTGCATGACAAGCACATGGGCGGCGACGGCTACGGCTACGGCAGCGCCACACTGAAGGAACGCGCGCAGGTGATGAACCACCTGCGCGACGGATTCGAGGCGCTCACCGGCACCCGCGCCCCCGAGGATCTCGTGGCCTGGAAGGGGGCCCCGACCATTCGCGAGCTGGAAGCCCTGTTCCGGGAGGAATTCGGGCTCTCGCACGCGCAGGCCCGCGCCGTCGCCGAGCGCAGGTTCAAGATCGCCCCTCGGGATGAGGGGAGCGAGGCGAAGCACCAGGATGCGGCGGCCCTCAGCGAGGTGCTGTCAGGTTTCAAGCTCCCCGAACTGTGAGGATCATCATGAACGCCCATCGTCTCTACGCTGGCGCCCTCGCGGCGTCCTTCCTCGCGACCTGCGCGATCCCGGGCATGCCCCGAGTGGTGTTCGACAAGCCCAACGAGGGCGGGGGGAGCGACATCGGGACGCTCGCCGCCGATCTCAAGAAGGCCACCGACGAGGTCAAGACCTTCGCCGAGAAGGCTCAGACCGAGATCAAGAACCTCGGCAAGGTCACCGACGAGACCAAGGCCAACGCGGACAAGGCGCTGACCGAGATGGGCGGCATCACGGCCCGCGTGAGCGATCTAGAGCAGAAGATGGCTCGCCGCGGGTCCCGCGAGGGCGGCGAGGAGCACAAGTCGGTCGGCCAGATCGTCGCGGAGAGCGAGGAGGTGAAGGCCGCTGGCGCGCGCGGCGACAACTGGAAAGGTTCCCTCGCCGTCGAAGTGAAGACCATCACCTCCGCGAGCGCCACGGGCACCTCGGCGACCACGGCTCTCGTGCAGGCCGATCGGGTCCCCGGTACCAGCCTCCCGCAGCGCCCGCTGACGATCCGCAACCTGCTCCAGCCGGGCCGGACCAACTCCGCCATCATCGAGTATGCGCGCCAGACGGTGCGCTCGCTCAACGCCGCGACCGTCGCGGAGAACCCGTCCTCGGCCAAGCCGCAGTCGGACATCCAGTGGGACATCACCAACACCAAGGTGGCGACCATCGCGCACTGGATCCCGGCCTCGAAGCAGATCCTCGCCGATGCGCCGCAGCTGCAGAGCGAGATCGACGGCGAGCTCCGGTACGGTCTCGGCTTCGCGGAGGAGCAGCAGCTCCTGCTCGGTGACGGCACCGGTACCAACCTGCTCGGCCTGATGCCGCAGGCGACCGCGTACGTCGCGCCGGCTGGCGTGACGGTGACCGACGAGACCCGTCTCGACCGGCTGCGGCTCGCGATGCTGCAGTCGACCCTCGCGTTGTACCCGGCCACCGGCCACGTGCTGAACCCGACCGACTGGGCGGCGATCGAACTGACGAAGGACAGCCAGGGTCGGTACATCTGGGCGAATCCTGCCGGGCTGGTCGGCCCGACCCTGTGGGGCCTGCCCGTCGCCGTGTCGCTTGCGATGCCGCAGAACAACTTCTTGACCGGTGCTCTCGCCTACGCGGCGCAGATCTTCGATCGGGAAGACGCGCATGTCCTGATCTCGACCGAGGACCGGGACAACTTCGTGAAGAACATGGTCACCCTGCTCGCCGAGGAGCGCCTCGCCCTCGTCGTGCGCCGCCCGCAGGCTCTGATCAAGGGCACCTTTACGCCCGCGAGCTGACCCCGGCACGCGCGGTCTCGGCCGTGCGGCCTCCCGCCCTCGTACCGACCTCGGGAGATCTCCCATGTCCAATCTCGTGGCCATGAAGGCCAAGACCACGTTCCACAATTCCCGCGTCCAGAACGACAAGGGCGGCCTCGTCGAGATGGGCGACACGTTCGAGACGGACGTGCTGCACGCCAAAGACCTTCAGCGGCTGGGCCACGCCGATCCGGTCGATGGGGCGCTCGATGGCCGCGAGGCTCAGCCGCTGGAGCCTCACCATCAGGTCAGCGAACGCGCGCTGACGGCGGATCGCGAGCGGCGCCGATCCGGCACGCGAGCGACATCCACCGGCGCCAAGACGACGAACAACGGCCCCACGGTCGAGGAGTTCGTCGCCGCCGGCTACCGGGCCGCAGACTACCCGCCCCAGGGGTACGAGTCGCGCAGCACGCCGGAGGAGATCGCGGCTGCTGTCGATCGGCAGCGGACGGAGGCCGAAGCCGCGGCGGCCGCCGCCGGCAACCGCTGACGCGTCGCTATGCGACTCGTCGTCATCACGCCCGCAGAGCCCATCGTCTCGCTCGACGAGGCGAAGGCGCACCTGCGCGTCGATGCGGGCGACGAGGACGCTGTGATCACCGCGCTGATCGAGGTGGCTACGGGTTGGCTGGCTGGCCCGGATGGCTGGCTCGGGCGGTCACTGGGCGAGCAGGTGCTTGAGACGGTCTTTCCGGCTGATCAGGATCCCGTATGCCGATCGTATCCCTGCCCGCCGTTCCTGGCGCTGGTCAGTGAGGTGCCGAGCCTAGACGGCCGCACTGTCACAGTTCGTTACCGGGCCGGCTACGCTGCGCAGGATGGCCGCAGCACTGTTCCGGCGCCGATCCGGCATGCCGTCCTGCTGATGGTCGGCCACCTCTACAGCAACCGAGATGCGGTCACGACCACGGCCGCCCAGCCGGCGCAGCTGCCACTCGGCGTCGAGGCGCTTGTCGCGCCGTATCGGATCTGGGGCTGATGGACGGCGGTCGGCTCGATAAGCGTGCCGTCGTCATGCGGCGCCCAATCATTGCTGATGAGCAGGGCGAAGACACTGGCGAGCGCGGCGACTATGCGCCCGCGATGACGCTCTGGGCGAACTACAGGCCATCCAGCGCCCGCGAGGCGGCGCAGGGCGGCCGGGCGCAGAACCTGGAGACCGGCACGCTGACGATCCGCGACAGCGTCCAGGCCCGCACCATTACGAACGGTGAGCGCCTCGTGCTCCAGGGGCGGGACTTCGGCGTGATCGGTGTCGGGCTGCCGGACCGGCGCACCGGGATGATTCAGCTGAACATCTCGACCGAACTCGGGGGGCAGTGATGCCCGACATCGGCGCAACCTTCGGCTACCTCGGGCAGGGGCAGGCAGCGCTCGACCTGACCGGCGCTGCGCGCGGCTTCGACCGGGCGCCCGGACTGCTCTCGGGACTGCGCCTCATCGATACCGTGGCCGGCGTCGTCGGCGTCGACCGAATCTCCGGTCAGCTGGCAAAATACGCCGTGAAGCTGGCGCTGAAGGGCGATCAGGCATCGCTGCACGCCGCGCAGGAGATGGTCGAGTTGATGCGGTCCCGCGTGCCGCAGGATTCCGGTCTGCTGCTGAACGGGATCACCTATCGGCGCGAAGGCGGCTTCTATGTCGTCGAGGCCAAGGCGGATCGCGGCGGCTACGACTATGCCCTGGCGGTCGAGGCCGGTCACCACGCTGGCGGCCAGCACGCGGATGCGGACTTCTTCGCTGACACCACCGGTCGGGGTGGCCGGCAGGTGCGACCGTCGCAAGGGAGCGACGTGCCGGGGCAGCCGTACTTCTACGGGTCGGCCCGCGAGGCGCTGTCGGACTGGAGCAGCGAGCTCGGTGCGAGCATCGGCGCCGCGGCGCGCGAGGAAGGGCTCTGATGGCCGTGGCGCCGACCACATTCGAGCTCGCCCTGCGCGATGCAATCCGGGCACGTCTGAAGGCCGATGCCCGCTTCAACGCGCTTGCGGGTAAGCGGATCTACGATGAGGTGCCGACGAGCAGTGGCAAGACGCCTCCGCTGCCGACAGACCCGGTGACACCTTACGCCTACTTCGGCCCGATACGGCGCTCCAGCAAGGTGCTCGACTGCAGCGAGTCTTGGACGATCCAGGCGCGGCTCTACGCGGTCTCGACGGCCTTCAACCGTGATCAGGGCTGGCTGCTCATCGACGCGATGGTGGCCTCGCTCGACCAGCTTGAGCGGCCCGATCTGCCGCTCGCCGAGCCCTACAGCCTGCGCACACCCATCGTGGTCGGCCAGGCCGGGGACGTGATCGACCCGCTCCAGGCGAAGTCGGTCTTCTTCGACCTGACCACCACCATCGCCCGGCCGCTGCCGGCAGAGGAGAACTGACCATGGCAGAGCCCGCGCTGCTTCCTGGCAACCGATTCCGCGCCTACCGGTCCGGCACCGGCATAACCGGGCCCTGGACGTTCCTGTGCCTCGGCCAGTCGATTACGCTCACGATCACGAACGCCTACGAGGACGCCACGGTCGCGGACTGCGATGATCCGGTGGGCATCCCCGACCGCAAGAGCGTTCTGTCGTCGAGGTCCTGGGGCGGCCGCGTCGCAGGGCAGGTCGCGGCGGACCATCTTCCGGAGCTGCGCGCCGACGCGGCGAGCGAGACGCCGGTCCCCTACCAGTTCCGGATCGACCCCAAGGACGGTGTCGAGGCGGGCAACTGGACCGGCCTCGTGTTCATCGAGAGCCTGGAGATCACGAAGTCGAACAACGGCATCGTGAGCTTCACGACCCAGTTCCGCGGCGACGGCCCGCTGGCCTGGAATGACGGGGCCAGCACGTGAGCGAGGTGGACACCTCGCGCACCGTGATCGTCGCGCCGTTCGCCGGGCGCGAGTGCAAGTTCCAGCTTCGCCTCGGCGAGATGGCCGAATTGGAGCGTCTCGTCGGGCATGGCATCGGCGCGATCTTCATGCGGATCGCGGGGCACACGTTCAGCCACCGCGAGATCTGGGACACGATCCGCCTCGGCCTCGAAGGCGGCGGGATGAGTAGCGTCTCCGCCTCGGCGCTGGTGCTGCGCTACCAGAACGAGCCCCTGATGGACTACCTGTCGCTGGCCGGCCAGATCGTGGCGGCGGCGGTCAACGGCGTCCCCAAGGGAAAAGCCGAGACCGAGGGGGAGAGCGAAGCCGACCCGGCGACCTCTCGGTCTTCATCGGCGCCGGGGCGGTCGCGGGGTTCTCGCCGGAAGAGGTCCGCCGGATGACGCTGGCCGAGTGGCACGTCGTCATCGAGTCCTTCATCGCCGCCAACAGCCCGCCCGACGAGGGCAGCACCGAGGACGAGTTCATCGCGGTGCTGGCCGAAGAGATGGCCGCGGGCCGCGCCTGATCGCCCGACCACAGCAGGATCGCCGACTTGGCCGAACCGCTCGTCATATCGTTTGCCGCTGACACCTCGCGCGCTCAGAGCGCGATGGCGACGCTGGCTGGCCAGATCGTGGGCAACATGACCTCGATCGGCGTGGCCATGTCGGGCGGCGCGGCGAACAGCAACGGCTTCGGCGCGGCGCTCCAGGGCCTCGCGAACAACGCGCAGCGCGCGGCGGCGGCGGTCGGGCGGGATGTCCGGAACATCTCGACGGCGACCGCCAACGCCGCGACCGCGGACCGGGCGACGCTGGAGGGGGTTGTCCGCGCCTTCACCGGCGCGGCCGCCGCGTCGGAGACGGCCGGCGCGGGCGTGCGCGCCAGCCTCACGGCCACCACCAGTACGATCGCGGGCGTGGCGGCGCAGATCCCCTCGCTTCAGACGCTGCTCGGCGTGTTCCTCGGCTTCCAAGCCGCGAAGCTCGTCTTCGAGAGCGTAGGGGCCTCCATCGAGGCGGCGCGCAAGCACATCCAGGAATACGTGCAGATCGGCAAGGACGCGGAGCGCGTCGGCGTCGGCACGGACTTCTTCCAGCGCGCCACGCTCAGCGCGGACAAGTATGGCCTGAAGGTCGAGCAGGTCGTCGCCGCGCTTCAGAAAGCCCGCGAGGCCAGCGAGATCCGGATCGGCGAGGGCAAGGACGGGTCGAACACCTCTGCGATCGATGGGCGCCTGACGCAGAACGTCCGGGCCGGGAACCTGACCGCGGCGGACAAGGCCACCTTCGACAACGCCGGCAGCCAGGAAGCCAAGATCCGGGCGATCCTCGACCTGATCGACAAGCTCCGGGCGAGCCAGCGCGACGTCGCCGCGTTCGACCTCGCCGGCAAGTTCTTCGGCGCCGACTTCGAGCGGCAACTCCGCAGCGGCGTCGACCTGACCAACCAGCTTCGGGACACGCTGAACAGCACCTCGACCACGGTGGCCGGCGTGCGCATCGTCGGCGCGGACGAGGTGGAGCGGGCCAACCAGCTCGACGCCAAGGCCAAGGACATCGCCGACACGTTCGCGAACGCCCTCGCGCCGATCCAGCGCGACATCTCGAACGCGGTGCTGGACACCTATCAGGCCTTCCTGAGCGTCGAGGCCGTGATCGCCCGGGTCGTGCAGATCGCGGTGAACCTCTACACGACGATCAGCGGCGTGGTGGGCAAAGTCCGGGACCTCGTCGGCTCGATCCCCGGCATCGGCAAGATCATCACCGCCGGCAACCCGCTGACCTTCCTCCAGGAGGTCGGCAAGGCCACCGGCGTGATCGACCCGGACGTGCAGGGGCCGCCGGCGCCGCTCACCGTGAAGGTGCGCCCGAAGGGACCGGACCGGTCCGCCGTGCTGCCGTCGCTGCACACGCCGCGCGGCCGGCAGGGTGGATCCGAGAGCCTCGATGCGGTCGAGACCCTGATCAACCAGCTTGAGAAGGCGCGGGACACCGCGAAGGCCGAGCTCGACAACGTCGGCAAGACGAACGTCGAGCGCGAGAAGGCGGTGGCGCTGGCCAAAGCCGAGGCCGCAGCGCGCGAGGAGGTGAAGAAGGGCAACCGCAAGGATCCGGCGCTGGACGATGACGAGCGCTCCCGCGTGCTCGCGGCGGCCGAGGCCATGCAGAAGTACAAGGATGCCACCGAGGACGCGCAGCAGGCCCTGCGGCAGACCGCAGAGGCAGCCCGATTCTTCGCTCAGTCGGCTTCCGATGGCCTGGCGGATGCGATCATCAACGGCAAGTCGTTCAGCTCGGTGGTGGGCGACATCATCAAGCAGCTCGAGCGGTCGGCGATCACCGGCCTCCTCACCGGCACCGGCCCGCTCGCCGGTCTCCTCGGAACGGCCACGGCAGCGAGCGCCGGCCCGAACGCGACTGGCGGCCTCCTCGGGAACCTGTTCGGTAGCGCGCTTCGCGGTGGCGGTGGCTCGGCGGGCTCACCGCTCCCTGGCGCGCAGGGGCCCAGCCTCCCGTCCGCCGGGATCCTGGACTCGATTGCCGGGCTGTTCCGGGCGAATGGGGGACCGGTCTCGGCCGGCCAACCTGTGACGGTCGGCGAGATGGGCCGCGAGCTGTTCGTGCCGAACGCGGACGGCAAGGTGATCCCGATCGCGGCGGGTGGTGCCGGCGGCGGCCCGCAGTCGATCGATCAGAGCCGATCGTACAACATCGACGCCCGCGGGGCGCAGATGGGCGTCGCCGAGCAGATAACAGCCCGCCTTGCCGCCTACGACCAAGGGCTGAATCGGAGCCTCGCGGCGCGCACCGCCGTGGCGAACCGGCGCTACAGCACGGGGCGGTGACGGTGAGCCTGTTCGATGCCGCCGGCGCGGCGGCACTTCGCGGTGACACGATCACCGCTGAGATCCTGGCGTTCTTCGATTTCCGGACCAACCCGCAGCGGGTGCACGCCGGCTTCGGCACCCTCCGGGCCGGCGGCTTCGACTGGCAAGGGATGGGTGGCCTCGGATCCGTGTCGGACATCGAGGGCGCGGTCGGCGGCATCGCCCCGTTGGTGACTTTCACGCTCTCTGGTGTTGGGCCGGAGATCGCCAACGATGTCGTGAACGCTCGGACCGAGGTGAAGGGCCGGGATTGCTACGTCTACCTGCAGTTCTACGACGGCGATCTCGCGCCGCTCGGCGGCCTCTACACCCTCTACCGCGGCGTCATGGATCGTCTGATCCACACCGCCGCCAGCGCGGACGCTTGGACCGCACAGCTGACCGCCGAGACGCGGTTCTCGCGACGCGGCCTGCCGCCGTTCGGCAATCTGACCGACCGAGATCAGCAGACCCGCTATCCGGGCGACGGCGGCCTGTTCGATGTTGCCGCGATGATCAACCGGAGACGACCATGGAATCCCGAGATCCCGGACAGCGACAGCACCTGAGCGCGTTCCTCCGCGCGATGGGTCGGGCCACTTTCGTGTGGGGTTCGTGCGACTGCTCGCTCGTCATGGCGGATTGGTGCAGGTCGGTGCGTGGCGTCGATCCGGCCGCGAGCCTACGTGGGCGCTACAGCACGGCGCTCGGAGCGATGCGCCATGTCCGGCGCCTCGGCGGCTTTGAGGCCATGGCGCGCTCGCTCATGGCCGGCTGCGGCTTCGTGACGACGACCGCACCGGCGCCGGGCGATGTTGGCCTCGTCGAGCACCCTGTGGTTGGGCCGGTGTTCGCGATCCGCTGTGCGCTGGGCTGGGCGGTGAAGAGCCCCGGGGGCGTGGCGGTCGACCAGTACCCGACCGTCGTGGCCTGGAGCGTCTGATGCCCGCTGCGATCGGCGCAGCCGTTATCGGCGAGATCGGTCTCGGTGGGTTTGCCGGCGCCTCCATCCTCGGGATCGGTGCGGAGACGATTGTCGGCTACGCCATCATCACCGTTGGCCTCTACGGCGTGAACTATGCCGCACAGGCGCTACTCGGCGGCGAGAAGCGGGCAGATGCTCAGGTTACCGTCCGTCAGCCAGTGGCGGCGCGGCGTCGCGTGCTCGGGCAGGCCAAGGTCGGCGGCGTCATCTTCGCGCTGGAGACCTTGAAGTACGACAATCCTGACGACGACAAGGCCAAGGTGCTCTACCGGGGCGCTGTCCACTGCGTCGGGCCGGTCACCATCCTGCAGTACTGGCTTGGTGACGTGAAGACGAGCCTCGGTGAAGGTGCCGGCGGGGTCGTTCCCGACAGCGTCTATCAAGGCAAGGTCGCGATCGAGGGCCATCCGGGGACCGAAGACCAGCCGGCGTCGGCCGCGCTGCTGAAGCTGCCCTACTGGAACGCCAGCATGCAGCTGAAGGGGCTGTGCTACTCGGTGGTGGTGGCAACCCCGCTCCGGAAGGGCAGCCAGATCTTCCCGGAGGGCGCACCCGACGTTCGGCTGCTGGTGGCGGGAGCTCCATCTTACGACCCGCGCTCCGGCGGCTTCGGCTACAGCGACAACGCCGCGATCGTGCTGCTGGACTACCTGATGCACGAGAGCGGGTACGGCCTCGCCGCGGCCGAGATCAACATGTCGACTTTCGCGGACCTGGCGAACGTCTGCGGCGAGCAGGTGCCTCTGATCACCCCGGATCCGAACGGGGCCACCTCGGAACTGCGCTACCGCTCCTGGGGGAGCTACGACTATTCCGAGCAGCGCGCCGACGTGCTGGCGCGGATGCTCGCGGCCTGTGACGGCGAGCTCTACCAAGACGGCGATGGCCTTGTGGCTGTCCGCGGCGGCCGCTGGCAGGCGCCGACCTTCACCATCGACGAGAGCATGATCCAGGGCTGGGATCAGCTCGAGGAGGGTGACGAGGCCTATAACACCTTCACGCGGATCAAGCACACCTACACGGATCCGTTCCAGGACTATCAGCCGACCGAGGGCGACCCGTGGGACGATCTCGCGTCCCAGTCCGTCCAAGGGGTGATCGAGACCGAGCGGAGCTTCATCCGCGCGCCGTCGCACAGCCAGTCGCGGCGGCTCGCGAAGATCGCGATGGCCAAGGGCAATCCGCGCTTCCGCCTCACCGGTCTGAGGCTCTCACCGGCCGGCCTGCCTGCCTATGGCGAGGCAACCGTGACGCTGGTGCTACCGTCGTTCGGCATCAACACGACCTTCGCCGTGATGCGCGGGACGCTCGCCATGTCGGGGAATGCGCTCACGAGTGTGAAGCTCGATCTGATCAGCCTCGACGCCTCGGCCTACGCCTGGGATCCGGCTGAGGAAGGTCAGCGGCCGCCGCTGCCCGACACCTACAACTGAGGCCGGCATGGCGGACCCGATCATCTGGCCGAGCCTGCTGATGCCATCCTCGGAGGACTGGTCGCTGCGCGGCGGGACGCGCTCCGGCGGCCAGACCTTCCTCGGAAACGAGCAGGTGGTGGCCTCCCCGACGGCGCGCTGGAAGGCATCGCGCACGATCCCGTGCATGACGCGCGAGACCGCACTTGCGATGCGCCGGGTCATCGCGCTGGGCCGCAGCGTCGTCTGGAGCGTGGGCTCTTGCGAGAACACCCGCGCGCCCTGGAACATCGATCTGGTGGGCGGGAAAATCACCTACGGCAGGGCTGCTCAGCGCCCGGACATCTACATCGGCGACCAGCGCCCGGATCTGGACTTCAAGGTCGCTGCGGCGGCCGCGATGAACGCCGTTGAGCTCAGTATCCAGCGCAATCGGGGCGGCGTGCTTGAGCCCGGCATGATGCTCTCGATTGGTGGCCGGATGCACACGATCGTGGACCTGCCGAATGGCGAGCTTGCCGATCCAGGCGTCCAGGGTCCGGCGGGGACGATCGCCATCGCGATCCGGCCTTGGCTGCGGATGGACGTCCCCGCTGGAACGCCCGTCGAGTTCGGCGCGCCCAACTGCCTGATGCGCCTCGCCTCGGACGACACGGGGGCGATGGAGCAGCAGCTCTCTCGGTTCAGCACCGTCGCGCTCGACCTCGTCGAAGCGTTCTGACGCGGCCCTTCAGCATTCGAGGCCAGCATGGTCACTCGCCCTCAGGCCGGCAATTCCGCCCAGACGCTCGCCAGCATCGAGTCGCTCTGCGACGCGGCCGACGTCGCGGCCGCCCAGATCGCGGATCTGGAGGGTCGTGTCGCCTCCGCACAGGGGGCGGTGACGGCGGAGGTCATCGCGCGGCAGCAGGCGGTCTCGGGCGAAGCTCAAGCCCGCGACGCCGCGGTGACGGCTGAGGCGCAGGCGCGGCAGCAGGCGGTCTCGAGCGAGGCGAATACCCGGGCGGTGGCCATCGCCTCGGCGACCAAGGATCTCGGCCAGCGGATCAGCGAGCTGCGCGACAGTCTGAGCGATGCGCTGCGCGCGGAGACGCAGGCCAGAACCACCGCCGACGCCGCGGAACAGATGGGGCGCGTGGAAGCGATCGCCGCGCAGGCAAAGGCCCTCGCCGATGCGGTCGCCGAGATCGAAGCGCAGATCGCCGTCAAAGCCGACAGCACCGCTCTGACGCAACAGATCGCCGATGCGGTCGCCGCCATCCGGGTGGTGACCGATGGGATCTCGGCGACGATCACCACGCAGCGCTTGGACTTCACCGCCTACCCCGGTCGCCCCGGAGATGCCCCGACGCGTTACACCTTCGTGACGGCGGCGGCAGCTCTCGCCGGGCCCCGCGCGGCGTTGCCGCTGATCCCGCCCGCGATGTTGGCCGGGACCGAGAGCGGCGCGGTGGTGCGCGTGGACGGCGCCGGCATCGTGGCCGGCCGTGCGGCATGCCCGCTGGAGCCGGGCCGGCTCTACCGGTCGCGGTACGTGATCCAACGCCGCGCCAACCCGGCGGACCCCAGTGGCGACGCAGTCCTGTGTGGGCTCGTCTACCTCGACCAGTCTCTTCGGGTGCTGGGCGCGGTCGTGCCGGTCCGGACCTATTCGTCGCTGGTCACGGCAAATGGCCGGCAGGAATGCGAGGCCTTGATCGCGCGGTCGACGGGTCTGGGCGCGGCATTCCGGGCTCCGGCATCCGCTCGTTTCATGGTGCCGGTGGTGGCTCTGTTCGGCCCCGACGCTCTGACCGATGTGGAGGTGCTCAGCATCGAGGACGTGACCGGCGCCTTCGTGCTGGCCCCGCCGCCGGATGGGCTGGAGGCGCGGATCATGGATGCGATCGGCGCTCTGGTGGGCCGGGTGCAGGTGCTGGAAAGCGAGGCCGGCACGCCCAGCAAGCTCACCTTCGGATCGAAAGGCGATGCTGCCTATGCCGCCATCCCGGCCGGGGTCCAGGTCGTCGAGCTCCTCGGCCGCAAGTTCGCCGGCGATGGTGGCGGCGGCCGATATGTGCGGACATCGGCGCAACTCGCCGCTGATGCCGACAGCTTCGTCTGCCATGGCGCAGTGTTCGTACGCGAGGTGGTGGCATCTGACGTCGTCGCCGGGATGCTGGAGAGCGGGTACGAGGCCTGGGTGGCCAGCCTGCCTACGGAGCCGCCGCCCGGCTCAGGGAAGCGCTGGAACAACAACGGCATCCCTGAGGTGACGCCGTGAGGCCGGCTGCTTACGACTTCCGATTTCCCCGCGGCGGGACGGCGTATCTCGGCGTCATCCTTCATGGTCGTGATCCGCGCACGGGCGAGGTCCGGCGCCTGCCGGTGTCGGGCGTCACGATTGAATGGACGGTCGAATGGCCCACCGGACAGGAGGTCCGGACGCAGTTCGACGCGCCCGACCGCCTGCTGAGCATCGACCCTCGCTCGGGCGTGATTAGCTTCCCGGTCTCCGCCGCACGTGTGGAGGAACTCGAGGGAGCCGTGCAGCCCATCGCGACCCGCATCCGCCTGCTGATGCCGGACGGCGCCCCGGTGCCGTTCCTGACCGGCACCGTAGCCCTGGAGGACTGAGATGGCCGCTGGTCTTGCCAACGTCTTGCCGGCGCCGTCCGTGGCGCTCGTGCCGCGGATTGAGCCCTACCTCGTCGAGGTGGTGGTGCCGTTCCCGCTCGGATTCCAGAATGAGGCCGAGGCGCTGCTCTCGAAGACGATCGCCGACCTCCTCGCGCGGCCGACCCTCGGCGAGGCACTGGCGACAACCCCCGAACCCGACGAGGACAGCCCCCGGGTCGCCACCGCCGCCATGGTGCAATCCGTGGCCCGCCTCGTGGTGCAGCAGGCTCAGGAATTCACCGCCGCGGCCATCGTCGACATGCTGACCACTCCGGGCAAGCTGCGGGGCATGCTCCCGACGGAGCCACCGCCGGATGCCGGCACGCCATGGTTGAACAAGGGCTTGCTCGCGATCACGCCCGACGCGGAGTGAGATCAAAATGGCGAGGATCACGCTCTACGTTCCCGATGCTTTGCATCGTAGGCTTCGCGAGCACGCGGCGGACCTGAACTTCTCTGCCATCGCTCAGCAGGCGTTCCGGGAGCATCTCTCAAGCGGCTGTGCGCCCAAGTCTGCATGTGCGGGTGCCGAGCATCTGCCGACCAGCCTGCCGGACGCGCCGGGGGTGTGGTGGAACAACGGCGGCCTTCTCTGCCGTACCCCCGACGCCTGACGGAGATCCCCTATGCAGCCCGCCGTCGTTCCCCTGCAGATCGTTGCAGGGGACTCTCTCACGCTGACCATTCGCCTGCACACGACGGACGGGGGCAATCGCCTACCGCTCCAGATCGCCGCGGGGGAGGCTTTCGTCGTCTCACTCGATTGGGCGAAGGGTCGAATCGTCTCTACGACCTCGGATGCTTTCGACAGCGATCGGCTCGCGCTGATCGTCGGACCGGACAAGACGGAGCTCGTGCGGCAGTTCACGCCCGCCGAGACGCGCAGGCTGCTCGGGCAGAGCGTGATCTGGTCGCTCTACCGCGTCCCAGCGCCCGGAGATCGGCGCACCTACGTGACCGGTCCCGTGCAGGTGATCGGCCCCGGCCAAGGCGCTCCGGGAGACACGGTGCTCGACGTCTCTGTGCTTGAGCAGAGCATCATCGTCGATGTCAGCGTGCCGGATGCGGCCTCCTACACGGACGCCCGCGAGGTGATCATCCGCCAGGACATGGCCGCGGCCATTGCCGACGCCAAGAAATTCTACGCCGCCAGCGCACTCCTGCTGGGTTGAGGGACGGTCAGATGAAGAAACCCATCGCCACCCGCCCGGTGTTCGACCCGGCCAACCGGACGCTCGACTTCTCGGGCACGCCCAACTTCGAGCTCCGGCGCCTGTTCGGCGTCGCGAACGCCAGGACCGGGCAGCTCATCTACAGCCCAATCGTCCCCGACCTCGTCGCCTCCAACGTCGCGGGTTCCGTCGTCACGCTGTCGTTCAACACGAATGGCATGGTGCCGGCGGATCCGCTGGTGATCCAGTACGACGACGGGATCAACGATCTCCCGCCGGACGCCGCTCGCGAGAGCAAGCAGGATACTGGAATCACGCGCCTGACCGAGATCCGCGACGCGGTCAAAGCGCAGCGCTCGGAGACCATCTGGACCGACGATACCGGGGCCCGCTTCATCCGGGTGGACAGCGGAGGCACGATCACCTGGACGGACGTGGCCGGCAATGCAGGTTCGCCACCCGGTGCTGGCGCCCGACCGGACTACGACAGCGGGTTGGTGATCTCCCGCTCGACGTGGCGCGCGACCGCGGACGGGACCGGCTTCTCGTCCGGAGACTACCTCGATCATTTCGTAGTGACGGACGGCGACGCCGGCGATCCGATCTCGAACTACTGGTTCAACGTCACGACGGGCGCGAAGCTGGCCGCGCCGCCCAGCACCGCATCCATCTCGCCCTATTCGCCGCTGCCGGACGGTGCCTCGACTGCCGCTCGCCAGGACACCACGAATACCGCCCTCGCGACGATCGCGACGGGCATCGGTGCACCGGGAGATGATGATCCCGGGTCAGACGCCGCCGACGGCTCAGTCATCGCCCGGCTGGCCCGGCTGCTCGTGTCGGTCACCAAGCTCGCCACGCTCCAGACAGCAATCCGCGATCGGCTTCCATCCGCGCTGACGGCGGACGGCGGCCTTCAGGTTGATGGATCCTCCGTCACC